TAAACAAAAAACGGACAAAAAATACTAAACTAGATGAAACCGCAATCGCTGTCGTTAAAGTTAGTCCTGATGGTTGGTACGTTGATAACATTATACATGGGCGGTGGGAGCTTAACGAGACTGCCACCAAGATTTTTCAGGCCGTTAGAGACTACAAACCCATCAGTGTTGGTATTGAAAAAGGAATCGCCAAACAAGCTGTCATGTCTCCGCTCACTGACTTGATGAAACGATATGGTACGTTTTTCAGGGTAGAAGAACTAACCCACGGTAACCGAAAGAAAACTGACAGGGTGATGTGGGCATTACAAGGACGGTTTGAAAACGGGTACGTTACTTTAAACAAAGGAGAGTGGAACAACAGATTCTTAGATCAACTGTTTCAGTTCCCAGACGCGCTAACACACGACGACTTAGTTGATGCGCTGGCGTACATAGATCAGTTAGCACAAGTAGCGTACGACTACGACTACGAGATTGACGACCACGAAATACTAGATGTAGTAGCAGGATACTAAATTGAAAGTTTTTAGACCGTTCAATACCTACGGAATATACGCAATCAGTGCTGTAGTGTTTTTTACACTAGGGTACTCCGTTGCTATAATTTAAGGAAGACAAAATGGCAGACGAAATCTATAGTCCAGATCCTTTGATGATTCAAGAGTCTCTGGAAGAGTGGGTAATGACTAAGTGTGAGAACTGGCGTGATTACTACGAGTCAAACTACGAAGAGCGGTTTGAAGAGTATTACCGTTTGTGGCGCGGTCAGTGGGATCCTTCTGATTCTCAACGTGCGTCAGAACGTTCTAGAATTATTTCTCCTGCGCTTCAGCAAGCTGTAGAGTCTAACGTTGCAGAATTAGAAGAAGCTACGTTTGGTCGTGGTAAGTTTTTTGACATTGTAGACGACATGAACGACCCAGATCGTCAAGACATTGCTTATCTTCGTAACAAACTCAACGAAGACTTTGAAATGTGCAAAATACGTAAGGCAGTTGCTGAATGTCTTATTAACGCTGCTGTGTTTGGTACAGGTGTTGGTGAAATTGTTTTAGAAGAAGTTAAGGACATGGCTCCTGCTACTCAACCTCTTATGGATGGTGACTTACAAGCAGTAGGAGTAAACATTACTGATCGTGTTGTTGTAAAACTAAAACCTGTTCTTCCTCAAAACTTTCTTATTGATCCTGTAGCAACATCTGTTGAAGATGCTTACGGCGTAGCTATTGACGAGTTTGTAAGTAAACACAGCGTTGAATTACTACAAGAACAAGGAATCTATCGCCCAGCTTTAATTGAGTCTGCTGCTGCTGATACTGATTTAGAACCTGACCAAGATTTAACAATTTACAACGACGACAAGGTTCGTCTTACTAAGTACTATGGTCTTGTTCCTCGTGAGCTACTTGAAGCTGAAGACGTAGATGTAGAAGACGACTCTATGTACGTCGAAGCTATCGTCGTTATTGCTAACGGTGGTACGTTGCTCAAGGCTGAAGCTAATCCGTACATGATGGGTGATCGTCCTGTTGTTGCATTTCCTTGGGATGTAGTACCCGGACGGTTCTGGGGTCGTGGTGTTTGTGAGAAGGGCTATAACAGCCAGAAGGCGCTTGATACAGAGCTTCGAGCAAGGGTTGATGCCCTAAGCCTTACAATCCATCCAATGCTCGCTGTGGACGCTACACGGCTTCCTAGAGGGGCTAAACCAGAAGTACGTCCCGGTAAAATGCTTTTGACTAACGGAGATCCGCGTGAAGTATTACAGCCGTTTAATTTTGGACAAGTTGGACAGATCACGTTCGCACAAGCAGCGTCTCTTCAACAGATGGTTCAACAAGCTACGGGCGCAGTGGACTCTGCTGGTATCGCGGGTCAGGTTAATGGTGAAGCGACAGCCGCTGGCATCAGTATGTCTCTCGGCGCTATTATCAAGCGCCATAAGCGTACTCTTATTAACTTCCAGCAGTCTTTCCTACTGCCTTTTGTAACCAAAGCTGCACATCGGTATATGCAGTTTGACCCTGAAAACTATCCTGTAGCAGACTACAAGTTTATTCCTACTAGCACTCTGGGCATCATTGCTCGTGAGTACGAGGTAACTCAGCTTGTACAACTCCTACAAACAATGCAACAAGACAGTCCTCTGTACCCTGTATTGATCCAGAGCATCATCGACAACATGAACTTGTCTAACCGTGAAGAGTTGATTGCTGCAATGCAAAAGGCTAACCAGCCTAACCCGCAAGCTCAACAAATGGCTATGGCTGCACAGCAAGCTCAGATGGAGTTCCAGCAAAGTCAAACGGCTGCACTTAACGCACAGGCTGCAGAGTCTCAAGCACGGGCAGGTAAGATTTCTGTTGAAGCACAGCTTGCACCACAAGAACTTGAGATTGAAAAACTGGAAGCTATTACTCGTAATCTTAAGGAAGGTGACCAAGAAGACAAAGAGTTTGAACGCAGACTTAAAGTTGCTGACAGACTTTTAAAAGAAAGCCAACTACAAGGTAATCGTACCAATGCTAATGACGCAAACCGAAATGAACAACCTGTTCAACCAAGTGAACCAAGCGTTCAAAGAACAGAAGGACAGGCTCAACGAATTGCAAGCCCAATTAGACAGCTTGGAGGCGAAATTTAATGCCCAAGAAAAAAGACCCACGACTAGCAAGAGCGGGAGTAAGCGGGTACAACAAGCCGAAGCGGACGCCTAATCACCCTAAGAAAAGCCACGTAGTTGTTGCTAAATGTGAAGATGGTAGTGTTAAAACCATTCGATTCGGACAACAAGGGGTTAGTGGTGCTGGGAAAAGTCCTAAAACTGCTAAGGAAAAAGCGAGGCGTAAGTCTTTTAAAGCTCGTCACGCTAAAAACATAGCCAAAGGAAAATGTTCTGCGGCTTACTGGGCAAACAAAGTCAAATGGTAACAGAGAGTATTACGCATGAAAGTTTCAGCACCAAAAGGTTACCACTGGATGAAAAGTGGCAACAATTACAAGCTAATGAAAGATCCTGCAGGTGGATACAAACCTCACAAGGGTGCGTCTAAGTCTGCAAACTTTGAAGTGCAAAAAGCCCACAAAAAATAAAGGAAGAAACAATGCCCGGAAACTATTCTAAAAAGAAACCAAAAGCTAAAACTCGTCCAATGGCAAAAGCTATGCCTACTGCTGATTTTAATAGAAAAATAGCTGCAATAAAAGCTGATCCTTCTTTAACTCCTGTTCAAAAACAAACAAAAATAGCTGCAATGAAAAAAACTAGGGTTACTAAGAAATCTAAAAGGAGGTAGTTATGTCAAAGTATACACCGCCAAAAAAGAAAAAGAAAAGAAAAGTAAAGGTTAAAAGTTACTAATGCGAAATAATAGATCTAAACCTAAACCTAAGATGTATACGCAAGCGCAAGTTGACAGAATGATTGCACAGGCTAAAAAAGATGCTGCTAATCCTATTCCTTCAGCTAAAAAACAATCTGCAATGAAAAAGAAAATTAATCAAAAAAAACTTGACGACAAACTAAAAAAAGCTGCGATGGAGGTTAGACGGAGAAGTTCTCGTGGCCGCTAAAAAGAAAAAAGCAAATGATGCGTGTGCAAAGAAGGTTAAAGCCCGTTATAAGGTGTGGCCTTCGGCATATGCGTCTGGTGCCGTAGCTAAGTGCCGCAAGGTTGGTGCTAAGAACTGGGGTAAAAAAAGTGGCCGTAAGAAAAAGTAAAAAAGGAGCCGCACTTAAGAAATGGTTTAAGGAAGAGTGGGTTGACGTAAAAACAGGTAAACCTTGTGGGCGTAAGTCTGCAAAGAAAGGTAAATCTAAACGTCCTTATCCTTCTTGTAGACCCAAAGCTGTGGCTGCAAAGATGACTAAAGCAGAAAAAGCCTCGTCATCTAGGCGTAAGACAGGTCCAGCTAGGATTCAACACGCAGTAACAGCGTCAGGACGTAGGCGTAAAACTGCCAGAAATAAAGCTTGACAACGTTATAAAAATATGGTATAATAGGAGTATTAGAGATAACCTTATGGCCTCACTAGATCCAGAAACTCAACAATATTATGATAACTACTTCAACCTGTTCCAAACAGATGGATGGAAACAGCTAACTGAAGAACTTCAACAGAATGCTTTAGTGATTAACAGTGTAGAAGCTACTAAAGATGCAAATGATTTATATATGCGTAAAGGACAAATAAACGTCTTAGCATATATTTTAAATTTAGAATCTACTACTAATAATAATTACGAAGAGCTTAACAACAATAATGATTAAAGTATTTGACTTCCGTTGTACTAACGGACATATCTTTGAAGATTTTGTAGATAGCACCTGTACAGCCACTAGGTGCGGTTGTGGTGCTAATGCTACAAAGATCGTTTCAGCAACGCCGTGTATTCTTGACGGCTCTACTGGTGACTTCCCCGGAAGACACATGAAGTGGGTACGAGAACACGAAGAAGCTGGGCGAAAGGGTCGGGAAGCTCGCCGTGAAGAGAGTCAATCCCAATAACAATAATCTCCATAACCTAAAAAGGCGGGGTAACTTTAGTGATGTCAAGAGCGACAATTATTGATGAGCGTCCAGAAGAGGAGCTAGAAACAACAGACCAACTCGACACACAGGACACAATAGAGACTCCTCAAGAAGAGGAACAACCTCAAGAACCTGATGTTCCAGAAAAGTACCAAAATAAGTCTGTAGAAGAACTTGTACAGATGCACCAAGAGCTAGAAAAGTTTTCTGGCAAACAGAGTACGGAAGTAGGCGAGTTACGTAAAGTTGTTGATAACTACATTCAGACAGAACTCTCAAACCAACCAGCACCTCAACAACAGCAACAAGAAGACGAAGAAGTAGATTTTTTTATAGATCCACAAACTGCTGTAAACAGAGCAATTGATAACCATCCTAAGATTAAAGAAGCAGAGGCTTACACTCAACAGTACAAACAACAGGCTACTCTTGCACAGCTTAAAGCTAGACATCCAGAAATGGATACTATATTGCAAGACCCAAAGTTTGCTGAGTGGATCAAAGGATCAAAGGTTAGAACTAAACTGTTTGTAGAAGCAGACCAAGGGTACGATTATGATTCTGCTGACGAACTTTTTACGCTTTGGAAAGAACGTAATCAAGTGGTTCAGCAGACGGCTCAAGCTGAGAAAGCAGCCCGTAAGAGTGCCGTAAAGTCTGCAACAACAGGCAACGCTCGTGGTACAGCAGAAGGATCTCGTAGGAAAGTCTATCGTCGTGCTGACATTATTAAACTTATGAAAACCGACCCAGACCGCTACAACGCTTTGTCAGATGAGATTCTACAAGCATACGCAGAAGGTCGGGTCAAATAGCCTTAAAGGAGATTTATCATGGCTACAGCAACTTATCCCGGCGCGGCAGGTAATACCGCCTTAACAGAAGCGGCAACTTTTGTACCAGAAATCTGGTCCGACGAAATCATTGCCGCCTATCAAAAGAACTTGAAGATGGCACCCCTTGTCAAGCGTATCGCTATGACTGGCAAGAAGGGTGATGTTATTCATATCCCTAAGCCCACTCGTGGTGATGCCAACGCTAAAGCGGCTGATACTGCAGTAACGATCATTGCCAACACAGAGTCAGAGTTGCAGGTTACCATTAACCGTCACTTTGAGTACTCACGTCTGATCGAGGACATCGTAGAGGTACAAGCATTGTCATCTCTGCGTCAGTTCTACACTGAAGACGCTGGTTACGCTCTGGCTGTACAGGTTGATACTGACCTGCACTCTGCTGGCACTGGCTTTGGTGACGGTGGCGCTATTGTCTACTCAGGCTCCGTAGCACCTACTGACTATCAGCACACTGGTTGTTTCTTTAACGACAACGGTACTACCACTCAGTACACTGATGACACTCTGGTAGCTGGCGACGATTTCACGGATGCTTTCTTCCGCGACATGATCCAGAAGCTGGATGACAACAACGTACCGATGGAAAATCGTAATTTGATTATTCCGCCTGCAACGCGCAACGCGATTATGGGTATTGATCGGTATGTATCGTCTGACTTTGTAAGTGGTCAGTCAGTAAACAGTGGTCTTATTGGTAACCTGTACGGTGTAGACGTTTACGTTTCTGCCAACTGTGCAACCATTGAGGCGGCTGCTGACAACACTGTTGGTACTGTCGATACTCGTGCTGCCCTGCTGTTCCACAACGAA